AGAGCATATTCTCCCCGTTAGGATCGTACTTCTGCTTAGCCTCTCGCAGAGGAATCCGCAGGATTCTTCCTCCATAACCTAACCTGCGCCAGTTGGACGCGTGAGGATTTACCAACAGCTCACGAGACATTAGATTCTCAAACATTGGGCCGTAGCGAGGGCTCCAGTAATAGGTAAGCGCCGCCAGTCCGCAGATACCGAGTTTCTGCAGCCCTCCTTGAACCTCTCTGCCCCATCCGCCATTCTTCCAGCATTTCTCCCAATACTTAGAAACTGTACGAACAGCTCCCGGCACGCCCCCGCTCTTTTCATCTTCGTTTGCAATGATGACGAGCTTAGGCGCTTTTATAGCGATAGCTGCCTGCTTGATCTCGTTATTGATCGTGGCGTAGTTAATCTGCCCAATAGGGACGTTATCCGGAGTATCCGCTTCCTCGAAGTAGATGCCTTCCTCTCCATCAAAGTCATAGACGGAATCCCCTGTTTCAGGAGAGTTAGCGTCAATGTACCGACGCGAAGCAGTCTCGTCCGCATCCTTGAAACGCTTCATGTAGCGTTCCATGAAGCGCACACGCCCGACTATCTCCGCATTCGATAGCGCGTTCGATTTTTCCTCAGGATGCTTCGGCGCTTGATCCAGCTTCATCTGCAATACCTTCCAGCTCAGGACGTACCCAATTTTCTCGCCAACGGTTGACCGCTTCTATGCCTGATTTAGCTGCCTCTACTATACCTGAGCGCAGAATAGTGTCCATGGATACGATAGGGGCCTCTCCGATAATGCTGTCGGACTCCTCATCGTTCTGCTGAGCATATTTCTCCTGAACAGCCTTCTTATCTTTGTCGGAAGTAGACCGGGCTATGATGCCGAAAATATCATTCTCAGCAGAGGTATGCTCAGGAATCATTATCCTCGGAACCGTAAATATACGATCTAGAAGAGTGCCACAATCGGGACAAAAAGCAGGATCTGCGCCCTCTGTCATAGGTCGAACTATCTGCTTTCGCCTCTTGCAGCCGATACAGTCAAAAAGGTATCTAGGCATTCTTCTTGCCCTGTGCCTTAAAAATATGAGGAAGAGGGCTAGGAGCCGCCTTGAACTTCACTGCTTCCGCAGCGAGCTTCTCTGCTCTCTTTTTCGCCTCTTCTCCGCTGAAATCGTGTGCTCTACGTTTCATGGCCTCTCATCATCTCCTACCAGCTCAAGCGGTCTGCCATACCCGTCTACAATCTCCTTCGACGCTCCGTAGTTCAGTCCGAACAGGTGACATACCAGGTACGCAAGGCAATCAAGGGCATGGTCAGCGCATTTCTTTTGGTCTATGTCGTCCTTGTCTTCCATCTGCACGGCACGCTTAATCTCAGAGATCAGCTCTGCACAGCGGGGAGAGATTGTAAGAATTCCCTGATTGAAGAGCCTGCGTACCAGCGCCCATCTTGCGGGGCGGGACCACTTACCTGCAGGATAGGTATATAGCCCGTTATCCCGCCACTGATCCGCAACAGCCTTACTTTGGTCCTCAGACTCACGGGGAGCCGGTGTACCTGTTGCGGGGTCCGCCAACCGATATTCAACCTCTTTGAATGAACCTTTCGTGTACTCACGGACGGATTCCTCCATTTCGAGCGACATCTTAGCCTGCATATCGGTATCGAGACGTGCTCTATACACCATGTCTTGTATGTGCAGGTGAGGATTGCCTTTGTCATCTTGCCAGAAGGCGGACAGCAGATAGGCAAAAGGCTTAGAGTACCCATAGTCCGCAGCTCCCTGCCACTGAGCATAGCGAGGAGGGAAGAGCTCCCTGACAACCTTATCCGGCAAGACGAAGAAAGAGCCGTTTATTACATCCCAATCTCCGTCAAGCCAACGCTGACGAGTAACCCGGTCCTTTATCTTCATTAACTTTTGCGGGATATACGAAGGGTCTCTCTCAAGAGTAGACAGGCACTCCCGCACGGTTGATTTAATGTAGACAGTACGCCTGTCTCGCGTCTCAGGGTTCACTATCCGCTTTTGTATCCACTCCTGCCCAATACCCCCCGGATTGAAAGTGAGAAGCATTCTAGAAATACAATCAGGATTATTGGGACGGTTTGAGCCTGTGAACTTGTCGTACATGGACTCTTTCACCTGCTCGGCCTGCTCGAACCAAATGTCATCCCATTGGAGACCGAGATGCTGCTCCCAATCGCTCGAAAGACGGCAGTAGGCAAGCTGGATCATTGATCCATTAGGGAGAATAAATCGCTTGTCTGCCTCCAGATACGTTACTCCTCCTCCTGACCTCTTGCCTACAGACATACCATGAGCCTTAAAAAAGGCATGCTTAATCTCTTCTCCGAGGTTCAGATCAGCAGCACGCTGAACAGTACGAAGACAAAGACCACGAGTATTCGGGTACATTAGGCGGCGAAAACCCATAATCTGAGAACCCGTCCACGTCTTGGCTCCGTAACGGGAGCCTCCGAACCCGAGAGCCATAGTCTCGTATCCATCGAACAAGTAGTGCTCCAAAGCCTCCCGACTCTTGGCAGTAGCCCTTACATCAATTACTCGCAAGATAGAAGTTCCTTATTCTTCATCGCCAACACGCTCCAGGTCTTCCAACCACGTAAAAATAGTAGGCTGAAGATTCTCCCACTTTTCAAGCATGTCGGCAGGGAATCCGTCTGTTTGCATACGAAGAGTAAGTCCTTTGAGGGCATCTGCTACTACCTGTGCGTCAGCATTCTGCAGGATATTCGAGAGGGCAGGATCGGCTATCCGATAGGGAACAATGTTGATCTCTACGTTAAAGGTCTGCTCGTTCTGTGTCTTCTGTACCTGATCGAACCATTCCGCCTTAGCACGCATATCTCCATCAAGTGCCCGCTGATAGAGGTCGGCCATTTGAGCATCAATTTGCTCTTGAAGGGTTGCAGGTACTTTAGCTTTACGAGGAGCTGCTGGAAGTTTCGCTGTTGCCAATTACATTCTCCGTGCTCGAAGAAATATCATGGGGCGTACCTGTCAGAGACCGGAACGCCATTTCGACACCGTACGCTATGTGGTGAGCCCTACCATAGGGGCAGCCCGGCTCCGCTCCGGGTTCCGGTGAATCTGTGTGTGAGAAGTCCCATTCATCTATCTTTGTTGTAGGTACACCATCTTCTCGTGCTACTGCCCACTCTACCAACGAGTGGAGCAGTATCGCCATTTTGTGTGAGAAAGAGCCTTCTTTTGAGACTAAAACCACCAATTGGCCCTGATCCATGAAATAGTCATCGGTAGTGTCGTACCTCTGCGCCAGAGGTGCCACGAACCGAACACGTATCTCAAAATCATCATCCAGAGTGACATCAATCATATGCCAAGCCCTAACGAGTCTAACTTCTTCAACTCCTCCGCGGCCTGATCTAGCGAGTGAGACTCGTTGGCGAACAGGTAGCCCTTTACCTGCTCTGCATACTCTTTCGCCTGCTTAATTGCTTCCTCCATCGTGTTACCGATCCCGCAAGCAGCCCCTACCATCTGAGGGCCGGTAACCTGCGGAATCATGTAGTACCTGCCTCCGACTCTCGCAGAAGCTCTTAGCTTAATGTGTTCGCGAATCTCTTCCGGGAAGTCCACGGATCTCCAAGCCTTGCCATCTCCTGCGAAGTGAACAAGCAGCTCGGCACACCACTTTCCAGCCACTTCTGGTTCGATCATCTCTCCTACCGCTCCGTGCCAGAACACTTCCGGAAGATTCGTGTACATGTTCAGCAGGAGATCCCCAGGAGGGCTTGAAGTACGGCAGCAAGGGTCAATTACCCAAGCCTTATGGTCCTCAGTAATCCGTGCTTCGCACGCGAAGAAGTTCCTATAACGATAATTTCGGAGGGTGGGAGCCAGCTTCTCGTTAATATCTCGCAGTGGCTCGGGGACGTCAGTATACGGGATGAACTTACCGACGTATCCGGCGTCCTTAATTTCGATTCCGCAAACGCTATGTTTTGGAAACTGTCCATCGATAGTGTACCCATCAAAAGCTATCTCCACAGCGTCTGGAATGTTCTTCTCAACAATAAAGCGAGTCGTGTGCTTACGAATACCGAGGATCTGCTCTATTTCATCGATCCGAGTCTCGATCTGTCGATACGTAGGAGAATAGAACGTCTCAAAGTCTCCTCTGAAACGATCTATCTTAACCCACTGTCTGGGGTGCGATTTGAGGTAAGTTCGAAGGTTATCTAGCCCCTCTACCGGCTGCCAGTCGCCTATATGCAGCCCTATACGCTGAAAGAACGCCTTAGACTTCTCGCGCCGGAATTCCAGCTCCTCCCCCATACGAGAGCCCCAAACACGCTTGCCGAGGGACTCAAGGTGTAGCTGGAGGGGGCCATCACCGACATCAGGGAATACGAAGAGGTCTACCTCATCAACAACATCGAAGAGGCTATCTATGCGCTTAATGCCTGGAATGCCACGCCCTATCATGTTATCGTTCGAGCGAGGAAAAGCGTTTACCCATGGGGTGACATAGTAGACCTTGCCAAACGCTTTTGAGAGCATGACGGCAGTTTCGAGGAAGGCTCCATTGTCTATCACACAGGC